AGCCTGACTGTAAATATCCTGTGGAGGTTCCTCATCCATCCAAATGACATCAATCGCTTTCCCCATCCAGGCTTGTTTTCCCTGCTCATAAGACTTCATGAAGACTTTGGAATTACGCCCAGATTTGTGTTTAATCGTAACTGTGGAAATCGCATTAGGAATTCCAGGTTGACGATCCCATCTGACAATTTTGTCTTTTGGGATTGCTCCATGACCGAAATCTTCATCATCTCCTGGCTCTCCGAATAACTCTGCCTGAACAATGTCCCTTGTGTTTGCGGTAGTGTTTCCTGCAGCCCATGCCTTGATTGGTCCGTGAAAGCGGTATCCTTTCCACCAGGAAGGATATTCTCCTGTTAAGTGATATGCCATCTCTGCAGCACCACAGAAGGTCTTTCCTGTCTTGTTTGCTGCCATCAATAGACGTTGACGGGCTAACGTGCCTTGCTCATCCCGTGCGTCATGAAAGTTCTTCTGGTACTCATAAGGCTCATAATAAGAAAGCCGGTTGCTTTCCTTCTTCTCATGAATCTGTTCTGCAAGCTTTAAAGCCTGCTCTAGGACTTTAGGATCAGTCATGATCTAGGAATGCTTTCTCCGTATGCGATCTTTTTAGCCCATGCTGGAATAAACGATCCCAGATTGAATTCTTTCTTAGACTTCTTAGAATCCTTCATCACTCTCAATCCCTGGATAATATCGATACCCAATCCAAGGTAAGGAACTGCTCTTAATGTATTAGTTTTTATAGGCTCATAAATTTTGACCTTTACACCTCGTTTGTTTGGCTTTGTATCCTGGTAAAGCAGTTTTCTACCTTCCATAGATTCGCTAGATGTAGACTCTAATTTTCTTTCGCCACTTGCCCATTCTGTAACTCCTACTGTCGTATCTGCTCCAGGTTTAACTTGAGATGATGAAGTTGATACTGAAGGTTGCCGTTTCTTGCTGACTACAGTCGGTTGACCTTCTTTCCTCTTAACGTGACTTTCCCGTCCAGGTGCTTCCTGCCAGTCTGTTTCCCATTGATCATAAGTCGGTACAGGATCTTTACTGGTCAGTAGGGTGCTTTGAGGAGTTTGTTTAAGCGTAGTTTGTCCAGATTTAACTTTTTTAGAGAAAAACTTATCTGCTGCCCATTTAAACAATGGCAAATCTGTTAATGACGATGGTTTTCTAGGCTTATCTGGTAAATCAGAATATTGAGAATCCGGTAAATCTATTCTGTCTGCTTTTCCTTCCCATGTGGCAGGTTTGTGCATCCCTTCTGTTTGAAGCACATACCCTGATTTCCAAGGTCCAGGTGGTAGATTTGCAGCTCTGGTTTTATCAAACCCTTCTAATGGCGATGGAGGATTGACTTTGGTTTGTGCGCCTTTGTAAACGTAGTCTCCTTTTTCGTTGTATCCACCTTCCATTTCCCAGACTCCACCTCCAGAAACAGATCCAGGTGTTTTCCCTCCTTTCCAGTTCTGCATTTCATCCATTTGTTCTTCCATCAATTGACTAAGCTCAAATTTGTCTGCTGCTGCTTGACCTTGAGTGGATTTGACTTCCTGGATTTGTTGTGTCAGAAGAGTTTTCTTAAGCCTGCGGTTGGTATCCTCAATATCTCCTTCAGACATTCGGAATTCGACATCACGCTTTTCTCCAGGTTCGGTACTAAGATACTTGGCTTCTTCGATTTCCGTCCTGGTATCTGCTTCTATCAAATAGCCTGTTTCAGGATCTCTGACTGCAGATGTAATAGGATCTCCTGAAATCAAACGATCTACTCCAGCCTGCCATCCTGATTGAACTGGCTTCTGCCCTTCCATCTGCTTTGCTTCCAAGGCACGACCTAGTTCGCTAATTGGTGCAGTAAGGATGCTTTTGCTAAAAGTTGTATTTTCGGGTCTTTTAAACGAAATGCGTTTCCCTTTGTATTTATCAGGCTTGTATTCGTTGAATTGATCTCCTTCGACAATTATTTTTCCTGATACTGTTTCAGCACTTCCAGGCTTGACCGATGACAAACTTGACGCTTGGTCTGATTTAAGCTTTCTGGCTTCTTTAGGTTTGAGGTGCATACTGACACCCTTGTAAGGAACCTTCGGATTTCCAGGGATTTGACTTCGGTTGTAGGCTTCTCCAGATCCTGTAACAGATCGTTCCTCTGCATGGAGTGCTTCTCCTGCTCTACCTCCTTCTTCACCTTTAAGAATATTTCCGTAATTCGTATCCTCGATCATCAGACCAGGAACATTCACGTCATCGATGTTGGACGTAATATGCCAATCCTTACCGCTTAATTTGCCTCCACGGGTCACTTCTCCGGTATCAGACAAGACCACATCTGCAGAAAGACGCTCAAGGACGGATTTGTCGGCTCCTCCTAAACGAATCCCCTTACTTTTTCCTAAAATCTGTAATTGACGGGCTAAATGCTGGGTAACATGGCGCATATCCTTGTTTGAAACCGTAATATCAGGATATTTCTGGCCTTGTTTGCTGGTTCCACCCGTAAAGGTGTGTTTTTCTAACTTATTGAGCTTCTGAAGCTGTTCTGTTGCCCATTCTCCAGGAGCAAGCATGTTCGGCTTCCGTTTTTGGCGTAAACTTAGTCCTGTTCGGGCATCTGTGGAGTAAATTTTCTGTTTATTCAGCTTTTTGGAGGCTGCTTGATACTTTGCCGTGTAGTTATTTACTGCTTTTATGTAATTATCGAAGATTGCTCCAAGTTGAGCCTTACGAACCTTGGGACTTGTTGACAATCCTGACGTTTGCGTCTTCCTGGAACCCAGAATGTTCTGTAAAGCACCGATCTTCGGCCTTCTGGATGCTTCATATTCATCCATTTGACGATTCATCGTCTTGGGAATTCGTGCATCCACAATGGTTTTCCCCTGACTGTCCTTCACTACAGGCTCTGGACCCGTCAACATGGTCGGAGTATCCTGAGATGCAGCCTTAATCTGGCTTAAAATCCCTTTTTTCTTTTTCTCTGCCATCAGTAATCAGTCAGAAGTGTTTTCCTTCGCTTCTTCTTCTTGTATTTCATGAGATCCTTTCTCTAATTAATGACCGGAAGTGCTTCAGATGCTGGCGTAACTGTTCTTGTAGTTCGGACTTTCGCCAGTAAAACATTCGCACCTTCGCTTCCCACCAAGGCAACCAACTGCGCCTCCATCTCTTCAACAGTCTTCTTAACATCCATCTCTCCCTCTGAAGATTTCCAGCCTGATCGGTCCAACAGATCCCTTGCTGCATTAAACCTCACGGAATCACTCTCACTCCTTTCCATCAGATCCTCCATCACCGTCAATGCCTTTGGACCTACTCCTGATAACTTCTCCTTCATCAAACCATCAATCTCCTCCTTCAACTGAGACTTCAGGTTCGATGCATGGATCTTCAACCGCCTCTCATCCCCCTTGTCATACCCTGCAAACCTTGCAGCCCTTACAGCGTCACCTGTGTCAACGTACTCTCTCAAGAACGTCAACCTTGCCTTTGACCGGATATGACTCAAATCCATCAGTAACCCTGTTTCATGTGCTTCTTCTCCTGATCTGCACTCACTGTCCTACTCGGACTCATAATCCCACCTAACACTCCCAGCATCTTCAAACCACCCCTCGTCACAATATTCCCCCAGTTCATTCCACCCAGAGGAACACTCGCATTAGGCTTCTGTGTCAACAGACTCTTGGCCTGCTTCCTACCCACACTGTACTGATTTCCTGCTTTCGACATTCCTGCCATTACTCCCCCTTTAAAAATATTTACTAATACACATAATCACTCTTGACTCTATGTGCAATACCACATACAAAACTGTGTTATATAAGTGAACACTCTTCTCCACCCAAAATAGAGGGGAGGGACGACCCTGTACGCACAGCATCGGCATTTTGTTGGGGGGCCATACCCGCACACAAGCATGGGCAGGGGCCATGGGATACGCACAATGAGGACGACAACCAACCGCACTGCACAACTGCATAGCACACAAGGACAGGTCAACAATGCACAAGCAGAGTAATCCCCATCCTTCCAGTGAATTGATTCTTTGGTTGTCAAAGAGTCATCGCCATAAGGCATCAACCATAACTACAGGAGTAGCTATGCGTATCGCAATCCCACAAACAACCGGAACCATCACAGACGACAGCATCACACTGCAGGTCAACATCACCCAGGAACTGCGCAAGCAGGCACAGGCGAAGTTCAATCTGCACGGGGTCAACAAGGTAGAGATCCGGATTCCCACCTACGCATCACTGGTCGACGTGTCACAACTGCAGAGCTTTATACCAGCAGCGTTGTCACCACGTAAATCGGCGCAAGGTGAGGAAGTGGACAGCATCGTAGGACAGAGCTTCATCCCCAATGACGAGTATTTCCGCAATACCGAGAAACGGGGTGTGTGGGCGTTCTACCTGGAAGTAACCGCTGACGACCTGAAGCAAGACAACCTGCACGTGACATTCGTGTCTGCACAGGACGTAGTGCCAGGCGCACCAGCAAACATGCTCGTTGCACTCAAGGATGAGCAGGAAACGCAGGAGGCGAAAGTAGCATAACACTAGGACGAGGGGGAAACACAAATCCCCCTCCTTCCCCTTTTTTGATGTTTTGGAATTTTAGGATGGTAGAGATTGAATCAACGTCATCCCAGTTAAGACTGCATAACAATACTGACAGGTTATGAACGTGGAGTATTTATACTAAATATCAACAGATATACAGATAAATACTCTTATTAATAAATATATATATTAGATAAATGGAGTGCTTATGTTCACTTACAGATTAAACAGCAATAGCGGTGATATAGAGATAATCAGCAACGACTGGGAGTTAGAAGCACACAGGCATTTAAATGATGACAGTGACAGCAGAGACATGCGTGAGGGCATGAATGAGTGACATCCAGGTACGTGATGACACACAGATTGAAGACACTAATCAATACAACAACATAATGCCATCAGGCACCAACTGGGTAGTAGCGTTCGCATCGGTAGCATTAGCATTTGCAGTGATACCGTTGATTCCCATGTTCTTAGCATTCCTGCTGGGAGCAGTACTCAATCATAAAAGGAAATGATGTACACAGAAACAGAACAGTTAATGGACAACATGCTTCATAAAGCAATGAAAAATAAGCGTGTGAAGCAAGCACAGGAAGCAGTAAATGAGACTGCATCCACAATCAAACACGATGGTTTAGGCATCATGGGTCGCATCGTAATGAACCTGCTCAAAGCAGTGTTATATGCGCCTATTGCGATTGTAATCATGCCGTTTGTATCTGCGTTCAAGAAACGCAAGAAACCATCACTCTTAAACAGATAACCGAACTAAGCGCATTGAGTGACATGGATGTCGCTTGGTGCGCACAAAGGAAAATATGAAATATACATGGCAATACAGAGATGAAATAGCCGAGCTTAAAAGCAAATTACATGGTGCAAAAGTCAGTGCAGGCATCTGGCGCAGTAAAGCAAAACAGTTACAAGAAAAGTAACGCAAACAGGGTGTATGTGCATAACGCATGTACACCCATACATTATAAAAACACGAGCGACTGACAAGGAGCGTAGAGCAACATGGATTTTAAAAAATTAAATGCAGAACTAGCAAAACTAGATGAATTGGAACGACAACGCATAATCGAGATGAACAAATTAAAAGCATACTACTGGGTACTTAATAACTTCAAAATCAGAGCAGAAAATATCGACAAAATAACTTATAGACCTGGACAAGATAAATCATTCATAGAAATGAAAAGTGATGACGATTACTCACAAGAATTTATCGAATGCCAAGGAAACATACATAACATACTTATGGGATTAGATACTTCATACGAAAAGGAGCATAGAGCATGATTGAATACACAAATGATCAGATAATTGAATTATTTAAGAAAAACAGTACCGAATGGATGGGCTACTACATGCCTGACCATGTTAAACGTGTAATTCCTTGGTTCAGCGATCCACTCTGGGACGCTACTCCAATCAAATACCACACAACAGCAATCGACAGAGTAAATACGCATATACATTTAGAGTGCGTGACACTACGGACAGATTGGGGAACATGGAATGGATACGTGTACATTCCTCAAAATCATCCTTTGTGCAAATTAGATACAGATGATGACCAGTTAACAGAACTTGCAGTTCATGGAGGAATCACATTCTCCGGTAACTGGGGAACGACAGCTAAAACAAACTGGGTCATAGGTTTCGATACAAACCATACAATGATTGATTACTCACCTACACATAATTGCTACACCAAAGAAACATTTGCTGATGCAATATCTCGATTTAAAACCCGATCTTTTGTAGTTAACGAATTAGATAATTTAACAAAAGATATTTTTAAAAAGTACAGAAAATATAGCTATTACAAAACAACAACATAATCCCCCTCTTTCCTAGTCTTTGTTCTTTTTTAATCTTTTCCGAAAGGATCGTAGAGCATGAATAAAATGAATGTTAAAGAGCTACTAGCTTATATATATGGAATTGTTTCAACAAAAGAATACTGCAGTGAATATGCGCATATTTATAAAATTTTAAAGCAACATTTTGAACAAGAACCGGAGGAAAATGGACCATCCACTACATGATGATAGTCACTTAGGTGAAGGTATCGATAATAACAGTGATAACAGAGAAATACTGATTGGTAGAATAATCAAAGGGCTTCAAAGATATGAAGTCGAAGAAATGGCAAAAGCTTCATTAGAAGCAATCTTCAAAAAAGATGACAAAGCATTTGATGAAGCTTGGAATCTATACATGGAGGGCCAATGAATAGTGACAAACGTGTCGTTTGCCCCATCTGTAATGGTTCAGGTGGGGTGCTTGAGCAAATTATAACCGAGTTTGGATATGATGTCAGTGATGCTCCGTGTCCTAGCTGTGACGGTAGCGGGTACGTTAGCAAGGTTGCTGCTGACGAAATCAATTGCGCAATACAACGCACAAAACAGGAACAACTGGAAAGAGAACAAAAATTTGCCCATGAAGAAATACCATTCTGACCTAAATCCTGAAGCGTCATGGGAAGATGCTTTGGTGTTTAACATAGTCCCAACGTCAGAGGAACGAATGCTCATTGCAGAAGCAATAGACTCCCTGGAAGGTGATCTATGGCATGAAGCAGGAGAGCAGGACTGGCTCGATGGCAGAAAGCTTGAGCGCATAGAAACCATGCGTCTGAAGTGGAAGTTACCGACCAGTAAACAACTTAACCAAGTAGAACAACCTTATGAACCATATTAAAAGGAAACTATGGGATCTCAATTAGTATTAGAAGAAACACTTAGAGCAATAGTTCGTGATGAACTTAAAAAGTCTGGCTTAACCAATTTTAATGACGAAATGGATGCCAGAGCAGATGAAAAGCTGGAAGAGTTCTTTAACGATTATGATTTAGAAGAAAAGTTCACTAAACACTGTGAAAAATGGATTGTACGCAATCAACCAGCAACACATGAATTTATCAGGTTAAAAGAATTCAACGAATTGTTTGATGAAAAACTTAGTGATGTAACCCTTTCCAGATAAAGGAATATATGAAACAAGGATTAGACCAATACGGAGTCATTGACGCAATCAAGCGCAATGAAGAATTAAAACATGATTTTTTAGCAAGCACTGAGAACATTCAGTTCAGTACTAGAGCAACAACTTCATTTGATGCAGACGACAACCGTGTCACTACGCATTCACCTATGTTTGCTCTTAATGAAAATGCCATTGGAACCGCCAACTGGTACGACATTAACCACACTATGGCAACACAGATGTCCAATAAGCTCGGAGTTCCCAAGAGCTACTGGGATAAGTGCTTAAAAACTGCGCCATTGCTCTTGAAAGAGAATGTAGACCATTGGCTACATGAGAATCCTAAAACTATGATGGTGAGGACATTAGGAGATACCGGACGTGCGTTCCTGAGTGATCGTTATGCTCGTTATGACCATTTTGATGTCCTGGAAAAGGTCATGCCCATCATGTCTAAATTCAACATGGAATTCAGAGATAGCTATATCACTGACGATAAAATGTATCTACGTGCGACCTTTCCGCACATGGAAAAAGACATCAGTGCCAGACAGAAGGGCGATGTCGTCAGACTCGGCATCATGATCAGCAACTCGGAAACGGGGATGGGTCAACTTCAGGCTGGTCCGATCATAGAACGTCTTGTCTGTCTCAATGGCATGGTTGTCACAGACACCAAGTACGCCATAAAGCGTAAGCACCTCGGATCGAAGTGGGAAGACTCCATTGACAGGGAGATCCTGCGTGAGGAGACCATTGTCCAGCAGGACAGGGCGTGGCTTATGACTTTTGAAGATCACGTGGGAAATCTTTTTAATGGAACTACCTTTGAAGAGATTACTGACAAAATTATAGGAAGTCAGAATTCCATACCTGTACAACGTGCTGAAATAGCAGTAAAGGAAATCACCAAACGATACAGTTTCTCGGATCGTGAACGTGAAGACATTTACGAAGCATTCCTCACAGGTGGTGATAAAACGAAGTGGGGCATGTCAAACGCCATAACCAACGCAGCACAGAAACGAGTGTCAGCGGATCGTGCTGTTGAAATGGAGGCCATTGGCTGGAACGTCATGAACATGCCCACACGTCAATGGGAATCAGTAGCTTTTGCAGAAGCTGCATAATTGCTTTTTACAGGGCTGAAAGGCAACTTTTGGCCCTAATTCTTGCCTTTTAGGAGATATATGCACGAAAGATATAAATCATTAAAGAAATATGTTGAACACATGAATTACTGGTATAGCTTTGAACATGAACAATCTGACCGTTACGAATATCCAGTAAGATGTCAGGACACTGCAGATGCGATCTTTAAAGAACTTGAATCTGATTTATCACCGGAGAATTTACATAACGATGGTGAAATTTCTGTAGAAGAAGCAAATGCAAAGCTCAAAAAGCTTCTTGCTATCGGTAGAAGCCTCCAATGGGCAGGTTTTGGTATCAACACCGAATCCGAATTAGGTTCATACATGGCTTATTCAGATAATGCCGAATGCTAATGCTAATCTTGCTAATCTCATTCCAGTTTCATTCCGGTTTCAGGGCAACTCAATAGCCCATTCCAGGTTATTCCAGTTTCAGCAATTTTTCGTAATCCGTTGGAAAATGGCGCGGGCGAGAGGATTCGAACCCCTAACCCTCAGATCCGAAGTCCGATTCCCTTGTAGCAATTGCAACGGGTTACAGAGGTTGTCTGAAATATTCCGGTTTCATTCCAGTTTCAGGGTGAGTCAATATGACCAGATACGAATTTGAAAAAAAACTAGTAAAGTTCTTAGAAGAAAACTTGAGCCAACATCATTTAGAAACTGAAACTTTTCGTGAACGATTAGGTTTTTCATTTATCAATTTCAATATTGGAACAAGTTCTGATTCGTTTGATGCAGTTTTAGTAGATGATGAGGATAATGAAATTCCTATCCAAACATCTTGTCATTCATCTTCTCAATAACCTCTGCGGTATGGTTCTCTGCTAGATGACTGTACCGCATTACCATATCCAAGGACTTATGACCCAAAATATCAGCAATCTCTCTGAGCGTTGCCCCGTTCATGGCAAGATAGGAAGCAGCCGTGTGTCGCAGGTCGTGCCAGGAGAAATCGACAATCTTTGCAACTTTCAACGCTTCCTGGAAAGGTTTTTTAAAGTCGAAGGGAGTAGTGGCTCTCTTACTTTTTATTTTGCTTGGGAAGACATATGGAGTGTCCAGATTCCTGCGGAAAGCTTTCAGAAGATTCAAGGCGTAACCCCGAATAGCCACTGTCCTCGTTTCGTCATTCTTGGTAATGATGAACGTGAGATGTCCAGTCTTTACGTTAACTTGACTCCATTTCAATCCCCAGATTTCAGCCTGTCTTGCTCCTGTACTCAAAGCCAAGACGACTGCTAGTTCCAGGGCTTTATTACCTTTAATAGCATCCATAAGCCTACGGATCTCGTCTTCACTAAGAAATCGAGTTCTACCTTTAGGTTCAGGATTATTAGGAACCAAACGTGTCGGTGACACATCCAACCAATACCATTTTTCTACGCAACAGGTCATTACTGCACCTAATGCTGCAAAGTAGCGGTTAATGGTAGCTGGAGATCGAGTGCTGCCTTTACCACGACCTTCGTGAGTAATGACATGACTTGATAGTGCATCCTTCTGCTCTGCAAGACGTGCGGGAGTAATCTCCGATAATGGGAGATAGCCAAGATGCATATCCCAGTAACGTAAATGTCGCTTGATTTCTATCTGCGATCTAGGTTTCAGCAAATTCACTTCAAACTTTTCGTACCTTATAATCGCTTCGCTTAAACTATGTTTTTCTGCTTCTGTCAACTTTACCTCTTTATGTGCGTTCCGGTCCTTTAGTAGTGCTTTGTACTTTTCCTGCCAAAGCATATTCATGTAGCGATGGTACTGTTCGTCGGTGCGTTTGCGTTTACCTTTCTTTGTAGAATAGAAATTAGCGTCTTCAATGGTGCATAGATCCTTACCAATTGGATAGCCTTTAGATGTCTTAAACATTGAGAATCTTCCAACCATCACTTTTCTACGCTTGTCTGGAAACCAGTCCTTCTGCTTCTGTGGCAATGTGCTTCTCCAAGCTTTTAATGTACCAGGATATTGAAGCCAAATGACGTTCCCACGAATGCGGTTCTCTTCGTTCTACCTCTCCATCTTCGTGCTGTTCTACTGCTATTACTTCGTATTCTGAACCATTGGTTTTACGCAAAAAAATGCGCTTTTCCGCATACGTAGTTCCATCAACAACTTCATCGAATATTTTGCCAATTCCGGTAAATAACCAGGATACATTGACGTTTAATGATGAATACTTCTGCAACGTCTGGAAATTTGGTGTTGTTTTACCAGATTCCCAACGTGATATATCTGCTTGCTGAACTTCAAGTTTCTCAGAAAGCTCAGTCTGGGACAGGTTTAGCTCTTTGCGAACCTGTTTTAAACGTGAAGATAGGTCTTCCATATTCTATCAATGGCGGTGGTAATGAGATTTGAAGTATAGCCACATATTTCTTTGTCCAAAAAATAACATCGCTATATGTTCTTAATACTTTCATGACACCTCCTTTATGCAGAAGTTAACTCCAACATATCGGGTGGGTATCAACGTCATGTCGGGATATTTTTTTATACTT